TGTTAATACCTACAACGCTACGATTAACAGTAGTTACAACGCTGTTTGCAAATACAACAGCTACTTTAAAAGCAGCCATAGGATCATCAACAACATAAGCCACAGCCGAAGTAGCAGCAGCATTACCTGGGTAATATTGCGCTTGAACGGTTTGACCTTGACTATTTACATACTGAACACCAACAAACACACCATAAGTGTAGTTTGCTGCGCTAGTTGTAGAGTCGTTTGTAACACCAGATTTTTCAATAGTTCCACCATCGACTACAGCCACAATATCCCCGTTAAAAATCGCAGTGTTATAAGTACTTGCGATTGGTAATTGACGGGTTGCACCAGCGTAGGGTTTACCATCTACGCTGTTGATTGGGACTAGTCCAGATGGAGCTGTTACGCTTGGATAAGCCATAATAAATCTCCTAAATTATTAAAAAATTAACTACCTTTACCAAAAGAACCCACCGTAACCTTACCCTCATTAAAGAGAGGCATACGAGGATCATTCTGGCGCATAAGAGTGTTCTCTACAGCCTTCATTTGAGCATCAGCTTGGTCAGAGTAATGTTTATTACGCTGGTCAACAAACTCAAGTGGAGTCTTGCAAAGTAACAATCCGCCAATCTCAACGTTGTCTTTAAAACGACTATTGGGATCAGCTAGCAGTTGTAATTTGGGTTGTTCTTCAAGTCTTACAGGTTCCCATCCTTCTCTTAACTTCGCTGAGAGGTTGCGAGGATCGGAAGTGTTAAGTGTTGAAATACGAATCCATCTGTACGCGTAACCAGGTTGCTTATCCGGTTCAGGGAGAAGTTCAGGTTGTGACCACTGCTTTGGTCGTTCTGACTGAGTACGGTTTTGTAATTCACGTTCTAATCTGTTTGTTGCCATTTTTAAGACTCCAATTTATTAAGTTCACGGGCGTACTGCTCTGGGCTCAGACCAAATTTCTTGGCCAAAGCTACTTGCGATTTAGTTAGCACAATCTTTTTAGAAGATGTACTACGCTTCGCAGGCGCTACGACCGTACTTAACTTAGTTGTACGCTGAGGTTTTTCGTCCTCATCGTTTTGAGTGTCGGCAAATTCTTCTGGGAATCGCCGTTTTACTTCTGCGTCGATACGTTTGTAATACTCATCCGTACCAACAAAGCTACGTCCATAGGATTCTTCCAATTCTTCGTGTACCCCTTCAGCGTACTTGCGCATCGCACGTCTGTTAGGATCAACAAACCATTGGTTTTTTGAAACCCATTCAGCAACTTTAGGATCTAGTTGTGCAGGCTGCTGAGACTGCTTTTGTGCTATTTGTACATCATTTTCAGAGATTTGTACAGTGGGTTTGAAATTTTTTGCCTTGTCAAGTTTAAGTTGAGCTTTCATCAACTCTTCTTGGGCTTCCAAAAGTCTATCAGAATCACCCGAGTCATAAGCTTCTTTGTAGTTCCGTTTAGCTTTGTCTATCTCCATCTCCGCAGAGCTTTGATAGGTAGAAATTAGCTCTTTCTCGCCATACTGCAGCATTTCTTTGAGCTTTTTGTTCTCGTCAAGGATCTTTTGCGCCAGGGTTAATGCCTCCTGTTGCTCCCGATAGGCTGATTCTTTAGCCCGACGTTCATCGTGCCAAGCCTTTTTATACTGAACAAACTTATCTTTTACGTTCTTAGAGTACTCTTTAGACTTATCTGCAGTCTCTAGTTCCTCTTTAATACCGTCTGGTAAGGGTTCTACGTCCTGATCTTCAGGCGGAGTGTCGTCTTTTACTTCAATTTCAACGTCATCTCCCTCTACAGATATGTCAAATTCGGCCTCTGTATCTAAGGGTTTACCCTTAGTTTCGTCCTCTTCGTCAGGAAATCTGTATTCTTCTTTTTCCATTTGAGCCATGTTTTATCTCCTAGATAAATTTGCGTTTAATGCCCCGTGGGTCTTGAACTACAGCCTCTACGGAGTCATCGTTAATAATGCGGAACTCACGGTCATGAATAACTAGACGTGTGCCAGCATTAGGTCTTACCAGAACAAAATCACCTTTTTTGCAATAAGGACCGTTTGGGAACCGCTCTTTATCTACATAACAGTCAGGACCCATATCAACTACAAACAGCACAGTAGTTAATAACTCATCGTGCCGACGGGTTTCGTCAGACTTGATAATCCCACTATCAAAGGCTTCTTCTGCTTCTGGAATTGCGCAAAGTATCCTGTACCCTTGCGGGACGGGGAGTTGTTTGGCTCTTTCTTCTACTTCTTTATTCAATACTGCGCTTAAATCTACTGCTTTGTGCAACTCTACTACGTTCTGTTGGTCACTCATCCGAGCTCTCCATTGATTTGTTAAGGTCCATTATGTAGTTACGTGCAGTAAGAAGACCTCGTATCTCGCCACACACTTTTTTGTACTCTTCAAAGTTTTCTACTCGCCCATCGGCTAGTGCTTCTTGGAGTTGTACAACCTTGTTATCGATGGTTTTCACCACGATATTTAAAGCTTTATCAGCTTCCATTACTTACCTTTCTTTGTTTGCTCCTTTTGCCGCTGAGCAATTTCCCGCTGTTGTGCAAGGGTACGTTCGAGTTTCATCATCTCTATCCCTGCTTTTGATCCTTCTTTCTGCTGCTCTTTTGCTAATTTGTCGGCATCTGCCGTTACTTTTACTGCCATTTGTGCCCCAGCAGTACGTGCCTGAGACGCAATTCTTTCACGCTCAACTTCAAGTTGTTGCTGTTTTAACATCGCATCAAGTTGGTCTTTTGCAGCTTTTCTCTGCAACTCACCTTGCTTAATTTGCAGTTCTTGCTGTTGTAGCTGAATAATTGGATCCTTCATCTGTTGCTGTGCTTGCTGAGCCTGTGCTTCTTGTTGGTTCTGCATTAACAACTGCTGAGACGCTTGAGCTGCCATTTGGGCAATCTGATCTGCTATCTCTGGAGACATTTGCTTTGGCTCTTCTCCGTCTTCTGGCATTGGAGGAAGCTGCATACCCATAGCTTGTTCAATCTGTAGACGATACTCAAAGCCAATATGCTCATTAACGTGAGCCATCATGGCCGCTTGTAACTGCTGGGCTAACTGTGGGTTCATGCCAATAATGGATTGAATCTTTGGATCTTGCATTGCTGCCATGTGAACACCGATATGTGCCTTATGATTCTGCTCAATGAACGCTTTGACCGGTTTGTTCTTCAAGATGTTTTGATTCTCAGCAACTGGATCGGTTGGCTTCATATCTTCAGCCATCGGTACCAATTTCTGATAGTTTTTGATCCCCAACACTTCAAGCATCTGGCGGTGTAGTTGTGGCAAGTCATACAGCTGCGGTGCAGTTTGAGCAAGTTGTAAAGCAGCTTGATATTGAACAACTTTCTGCGCCATAGTCGCAGCATTGGGGTCGGATACGGGTAACACATAGACCATGTCATAGTCTGACTGCTTAGCCATACGGCTACCTTCTTCTGGCTCGTATGGATACTCAGGTGGTGTGTAGTCCCGGATTATGTCTTTTAAAAGTCTGAACTCTTGCTTCATCGAATAATGAATACGGGCTTGCACCGCACTCATCATCTTTAAAGTTCTTTCTAGAATTGCTAAAGTCGTTCCAACAGGAGCATTTGCGCTCATATCAGAGACCTTCATATCGGTTGAACCTGCAAACCGACGTCCTTCGTCAATAATCTTATCCATCAAGCCTGCTAATACAACGCTTGGCTCTTTGTATGGTAATGGTAGGATGTTGTCACGCATCGTACCGCTGGGCACATCTACATCCCTAAACTCACCTGGGGCAATCGGGGTGTCATCACCTCTAATACGTAGTCCACGAGTTTTAAATCCACCGGGCAGATTGGAAAGAGTACCCGCATCAACGAGCTGTCGAATGAGAGAAGTGCCAGATTTTGCGTAAGCACCAATGAGATGGATAAGGCCAAAACAATAGAAGCCAAATCCTGGAATATATCCGTAATGAACAAAATGCTGGCGTTTCTGGTGAGTGTCATCATCAGGCCTCCAATTACGACGAATAGCTAAAACATTATTCGTACCTTTTTCAATCGTAACAACGTAAGGGAGCGCTATTCCTGTTGGTTCACCGTCGTCATCTTTATGCTCAAAGCCTGGAATGTCCAGTTCAACGTGCATCTCTAGTAACTTAAAGCGGTCATCGGTAGTTGCTCTAAAGCCAAGCTTCTCAGCAATCTTCTTCTCTACCTCGTCCATTACATTGACAGGATCACCTAAGTCTACGTCTCGGTAAAAACCTTCATGTTGCAGACGACGTACTTCATTTGCTGTCTTACGCATCACGTGCGTGACTCGTTCTGCTGACTCTAAGCTAGAAGCTCCATAGGGGACGACAACATCTTCTGCAGGAATGAACATTGCTACTTGACGCTCAAGCTGTGGGTCGTAATACACTTTCTTAAACGCATTACCTGCAAGCCCCAAGCCCCACAACAGACGCTCATGTTCAGGACGGTACTCTTTCATCACGTCCGTGATTTGATAGTTCATATCATCTTGCACACGCTGTGCTGCGTCTTTCTTTTCTGGAGTTTCTCTGCCAATAATCTGAGTCTTAACAGGACCCATCGCTGGCATTGTTTCCATCATTGTTTCTGCTTGAAACTTAACGACTGCTTCTGCTAGGAGTGGATGGTAGACTCCACAAGCGCCCTCCCAAGGTTCTGCACGCTCTTCGATCTTAAGGCCCAGGAGTTCTAAGCCATCCACATACGTTTGGATCCAGTCTTTACGAGCACCAATATCAGAGTCAAAGTCACCAATTAAATCACCGACAAGTGTCTCTAATGTTCTCTCGTCTAGTATTTCAGCTAAATTCTCGTTAAAGTCTTCTTCGCCTTCTTCAATCTCTTCAATTCTTAATATAGGTTGCCCATCAATACCAATTTCTACAGATTCTGGGTCTTCAATGGCAATCTCTAAAGCTGGCTCGTCACTTATCTCCTCTAATTGGTCTAACCCAAGTGGAGCTTGTGCTAATGCTTTATCTATTGCCATAATCTATCCTTAATAGTACGCAGCTTTTCGTTTGTACCTACTTAACAAATCGTCTTCTGGTTCGTCGTTTGGTAGACGTATAAATCCACCTTGCCTAAATCTTAACAGAGCTAGTGTAGTAGAGTCTACCAAGTCATCGTTGGTTCCGCTAGGAAAATCGTTACATTCCTCAATTACTTCCTTCGCCCACCGCCGGTCTGGCGCCCAGACGATCCCTCCCGCAAACAAATCCGAAATAGCATTGACCCGAGAGATTTTGTCTTGACCTTTGCCAGGTGTGAACTCCCCGACCGGTATTCCCATACGCCTGAGCTCTTGGTAGAGTGCCGCCCCATTGGACTTCTTTTCAACCATGAACGCATCCGGTTCCCATTCTTTGTACTCCTCGAGTACAAGCTTTTTGAGTTCCGGAAACTCCAACCTCTTTTTGATCGAGTTAAGAAGGATGATGTTGTAATTATTAACTTCCTCATTAAAAAAGACCCCCCATGTAGTCAAGGCGTTATAGTCAGCACGATTGTTGGCTTCTTGGGCGGCGTCAAGCGCCATAATCGTAAACTCACATTCTGGCGGGTTCTCTCCTTCCCAGATATTCCACCACTCCCTCTTAATAAGAGCGCCTTCTTCTGACACAGGATTTTGCATGTACTGGGCATTCCAGTATCTAATGTCAAGTGCGGCTTTCTTTGCCAAAAGCTCTTCTACAGGCCAAAATTCGGGCCAAAGCGCCTCTCCATCGTCTGTAATAGCTGGAAACTCAATTACTTCCCATTTATCAACTTCGTCATTGTTATCTTGCTGCTTTACTATTTGCCCCGTTAAGTCAAGTTTACTCCAGCGGGTCATCACAACAATAATAGCGCCGCCAGGCATGAGACGCTGTAGAGGCCCAGACTGAAACCACTCCCAAGCAGGAAGAAAAACGTCGGGTCTTCCAGTTTTAGCTTCTTGTTCAGAATGAGGATCGTCAATGATGAAAAGATCAGCACCCCGCCCAGCAAGAGCACCACCAACACCGATAGCAAAATATTCTCCATTAAAGTTTGTCCCCCATCTAGATGCTGATTTAGAGTCCGCTTGTAGTTCTATCTGCGAGAATATACCTTTATACAACTCTGAACCCACAAGGTTACGGACTCGACGACCGAAATTAACAGCAAGGTCCGCCGTATGCGAAGCCATGATAACTTTCTTTTGAGGGTACTTACCCAAGAACCAGGCGGGTGCAAGATATGAGATAAGTTCGGATTTCCCATGTCGCGGAGCAATGTTGACGATAACTCGTCTCTTTTTTCCTGCAGCGATGTCTTCAAAGATTTGAGCAAGTTTAAGATGATGTGGTCCAACTTTATACCCCGGATAAACGTGTTTAACAAAGTCCAAAAAGGAGACTTTCCCCCTTTCTTGGGTCATAAATTCGTCGTGTTTTGCCAGTAAATCCTTTGCTTTTCGCTTGGTTTCGTCGGGTATTCCCTTGTTTTTGACGATTTGACGTAGCTTAAATAGGTGTTCTGGTGTTAATTTACGCAGATTTTGGGTCATTTTGCTCTTTATTAATGACTTCTTTAGCCTCTACGTCTATATATTTGCTCTCTACCTCGTCCAAAAGCTCCAATAACTCAGTCTCAACCTCTTCCATGGTCTGAATTTTGTGGGTAACTTCGGTTCTTTTCTTAAATGCGTCCACTCCATCGACTTCACCCAAGGCACGCAAGGCTGCAATCTTAGTTTTTACGTCTTTTGAAGCTTCTACCGAGTGAACTAGGTGGTTAACTACGTAAGTTTTGAGCTCTGCAAGCTCATCAACGATAGAAACCTTCATTTGGGACACCATACCAGCTAACATAGCTAACGTTTCGTTAGGGTATTTAGAGAAATTGGGTCTAACTAAGGGATTTGTAAGCATTTCTTTGGCAATTGCCTTAGCTTCCTCCGCATTTTCCTGCGTTGGAGAGATAGGCTGCCCTGTTAAATCAGACATTAGCGCTACAACCGCTGCCCGCATGTTCAATTCTTCAGTCGGAGTTAGGTCAGGAAACGCTTCAGAGGCGTTTTTAGGTAGAGGGACGTTCTCTTCTATAACAGGTACGTATGCTTCCATGAACGGAGTGTACCTCCTTTTTTGGATATGTGTAAAGAAGATCTTTACTGAAAAAGAGGGGCCAACTACGGCCCCGAAGTCACACCCTCACAGTGTTAAAAATAGTATACCCCCGTTTTTAGAATATGGGACTCCTACGGGGGGTTCGTTTTGCAAAATCGACGGGGCTGTGTCTGGGAAAAAAGTCATTCTTC